CACCAAAAGTCGCCCTTACTGCGCTCATGCGAAAGCTGATTGAACTCGCCAACGCCCTCATCAAAGCAAATCGAAATTGGGTGAAAAAAACGGCTTGATCAAGACGGATACTCTTCATCCCCGCTCGCCATCTCGACAATCTGTGTGCGGCGTTCTGGGCCGCCTCGTGCTGCGCGGCTGATGTTGTCGGGAAATCTGACTTCGTGAAACGCCATCACAGGCCCCTCCGGCCGAGCGACACAGCACGGGCGATGTCCGCTGCTACTTGCGTGCGAGATTGCCTAAAGCTTTCGGCATCGCGGGACATGATGGTGACGTTGACGGTGGGCACAGAGGCTTGTCCTTGCCCATAACCAGCCGCTTCCCGGCGCGACAGCACCCGTTCGCCCCGTTGCAGAATAGCGGGCACTTCATCCGGTTTCAGCCCAGCCCAACCGCCGGAATGCATGCGGGGCGCTGTGGCGAATGCCATGGCGGGCACCATGCGGCGGCTGCCTGCCATGCCGACCGTGCCGCCGGAATGCATGATGTCCGCGAACAACCCGCCTGCGCCGCCCAGCGCGCCGGAGAGTGCATCGGCAATAGGCCCAAGGATGAAACGTCGTGCCGAGAGCTTGGCCAGATCAGCGATCATCGAAGAGACCAGATCGCGGAAATCCAGCTTACCGGATTTGACGAACTCGCCCACGGCGTTCTCCGCTGAGGTGAATGCCCCAACCAGCGTGTTGCCGATATCGCCACCGATGTTGCGGGCCTTAGCCGCATAATCGGCGAGGGTTTCCGCCGCGGCGGCCCAGCCGGTCTTTGCGGCCTCTGCACCTTCCGCGGCGGCGGCACCTGCTGCAGTCGCCGCACCGGTTGCGGCCCGTCCGGCAGATGTGATGGCGTCGTCGAAGCGACTAGCCGCATCCGTCGCGCCATCAAGTGCAGTCTCACCGTCCGTGCCAGCACCCGCGACTGCATTTTGTAGGGCTTGCCAGCTGGCGAGCGGCGCCCGTGCGCCGGCTGCCAGATCATTGGCTGCTGTGCGGTAGGTGGTTGCCGATTCCAGCGCTTCACTGGCGATGTCGTTCAGTCCAACGTCGGGAACCGTCAGTGGGTTATCCTCAAATGCCCGGTTAAAGGCATCACTGGCGGCGGTGCCAGCCCGGGTCGCTGCCCCGGCGAAGCGGTTTTCGATTTCTCCGAGGTCAAGATCGCCTAGGATCGTAATCCTGCGATCCGAGCCCAGCGCTTCCAGCCCGGTGTTGATCCCCTGTATAAAACCGTTGATCCGGGCGACCACGCCGTTGAGCATGCTTTCCACGCCCTCAAGCAGACTGTTCGCCGCCTGGAACACCAGATCACCAATCGCGGCAGGCAGCAGGCCCCAGATGGCTTTGATCGCCTCAAACGCGCCCTCGAACGTATTCACGGCGGTGTTGCCAAAACCGACCACACTCTTGATCACGCTCTGCATCCCGCTGGCCGCATCTGCCTTGATGTCGAAAAACATCGCCGTGGCAGCGGCACCAGCAGCGGCGGCTCCCATCTTGATCCGGTCCCAGACCTCGACAACCAGATCCTTCAGCAAGCCCATCGCGTTGCCAAAGCCACCTGCACCGGCCATCAGCTGGGTGAACTGATAGACCAACTCGCCCGCGCCGACGATCAGCGCACCGATGCCGGTGCGGATTAACGCCCCGCGCAGGATCACAAGGCCGGTGGCCAAGCTGCTGACCGACAAGGCTGCAGCGGCCATACCCGCTACCCAGCGCCCGACCATCAGGGTGGCAAAAGTGGCGGCATAGGTGGTCAACCGCCCAATATTGTCAAAGAGTGCTGTGATCGCGATCCCAATCGGACCACTAGTGCGCGCCATCGCAGCGAGCGCATTTGCAACCGCTTCCAATGCAGGAGCGGCGGCGACCGTCAACTGGTTCGAGACCCCGCGCCAGATCAGCCCCAAACGCGACAGCGCATCATTCGTGCGTTCGATCTGATCGGCGTCCTGCTCTGAGACCACTAAACCGAAGTCCCGCACATCCTGCGTGGCCTGCCGTAGCGTTGCGCTGTCAATGCGGGACATGGCGATGCTGCCTTCCTCGCCGAAAAGCTGCCCCGCGACTGCCGCACGCTCTGCCGCCGGTACGAAACTCTCGATCGCCTGATTGATCTGCCCGATCCGTTCATCGAGTGGCAGGGCCATCAAGCCGGTGGCGGAAAGGCCAAGGCGGTCAAGTGCTGCGGCAGCGGGTCCGGTGCCAGCAGCGGCCTGTGACAAGCGCCGTGTCAGATCCTTGGTCGCTTGTTCGATGCCGGTCATCGCGACCCCAGCTAGCCCGCCCGCGCGTTCCAGCACCTGAATGCTGGCGACGGTCGTATCGAGCGATTGGGCCAGTTTCGCCTGCGTATCTATCGTATCGAGCCCCGTCCGGATCATGGCCACGCCCGCAGCTGCCGCAGCTGCGGTCATAGCGGCCAGCGCCAATCCCGCGCGGAGCCCAAAGCCCACCAGCCGCGCGTTCGCCATCTCCATCTCGGAGGACAGTCGCCCGAAGCCCTGGGCCCCGGCCTCGCCGATGCCTGCCAGTTCGGCGCGCACCTGCCGTCCGCCGACCGCCGATAGGCGGACGCTGACTTTCTTTTCAACCACGGTTTTCTCCGATTTGTTCATTCAATTTGCGCACCATCACCGCCTCGATCTCAGGCAGCAGTTCGGCCGCGATCAGGGCGTCCACGCCCAGCGCCCGGGCCATTGCCAGTGCGGCACCCATGTCCCAACCCAAGACCGCGCCAGGGATCACCCGCAACTGCCCGCCAAGGCGGCCGACCAGATCCCAGACCTGCCAGCCGTCCTGCGTGTGCGGGCGGTTCAGTCTTGCGGGGCAGTCCGGGCAGATTTTTTCGCAGGCGGCGCAGTAGCGATCGCCCCCGCCGAAGGACCACTCGGCGAGAGCGCGGAGACGTTTTTTTCCGCGTCCAGGATCAGGCCCCGTGCGACGTATTGGGTTTGGAACGCCTCAAAGATGGGCCAGATTTCCAGAAGGGCGTCGATGCCGTCGGGCGTCACGGAAACGGGCTGGCCTTCGGCATCGCCCACACCTTCCCAATCCAGCACAGCTCGGCGCGCGACGGCTTTCGCCATGGCCAGCGCCAGTTCTTCGGTCGTGGCCGTGTCAGGCATTGTCTCGATGGCAGCATCGGCTCGCGCCGAAACCATCAGCGCCGTGGTGAGTGGGCCCACAAGCAGCCGCAGCCCGGGGGCGAGATCAAGCCATTGCGGCGTGGCGGTCAGATTCAGTCGGATCATGGTCAATAACTCGCGATGCTGTTGATGAGGGTGGCGGTGCACATCCGGGCGGGGCTGGTGGCTTTCGCGGCCTGCCAGTCAAAGCTGGCCTGCACGCCTTGCGGTCCGGCAATTTCGATACGGGGGATCGGCAGATAGACGGCGTGGGCGGTGAAGGTGAAACTCGCGTTCGCCCCAAGGCTGTAGTTGAACTCCAACTCGCAGGGCGTGCCGTCGATCGCTTGGGTGACGAGCGTGCTATCGGAAAACCGCACCTCGATCCGGCCGGTCAGCGCGGCCATCGTCGGGTCGGCCCCGTCAATCCGGCCATCACCGCGGATGGTTTCGATCCGGTCGAGGTTGTTGGAATAGGTGATCTCAGCCGAAACCACATTGCCCAGGCTGCTGCCATTGCGTTTAACCGTGCCGTTGAAATGGCCGAAACGCTGCAAACCGAGCGCTGTCGGCGTTCCGGCGGCCGTAGTTGCAGCGATGGTTTCGCCTTGCGCGATCAGCTTCGCCGACGCCGTCAACAGACCGGAGCGCTGCATCTGCCAGGACAACTGATCCAGCACACAGCCGGAATACATCGCAAAGCGCGGCACCTCTGGCATCGCGGTCTCAATGGACATACTGGGCAGGGTCCAGTTGCCCGACTGGAACGTGTGGGTCTTGGGCGTGGTGCCGGTGGTCGTGGGTTGGCCGAACGCCGCCTTAAGCCAATACCCGAAGGCCTCGACATCGATTGGCACCACGACCTCACCGTCGGCCGTAACTGCGTCCTTGATCGGGGCCAGTGGATCGCGACCGTAGCCCAGCAGTTCGGATTCCAGTAGCGGCTGTTCAGAACCCAGCGTCGTTCGGGCGAAGGGCATCAATCGGAACCCACTGACCGGTGGGGTTCCGTAAACAGCCTCATACGCAAGCGCCATCTGCGCCCGGGCGCCTTGCGCTCGTGCCATGTCTTTCTCCTTATTGTTGGGGTGTCAGGCCAAAGGGCCCGTGGTGGTGTAGTGTAGAACGACGGTGATCACCGCCGCCTTCAGGCTCACGCCGCCCTCGACGTGCAGATCGACTGAAGCCGGGGCTTCCGCCTCTACCCAGTCGCAGAGGCCGCCGAGGGTGCGGTCGGCTTCCAGCGTGATGCCGATGCTTGCGATTAAAGTGTCGAACGCGGTGGCCCGATTATTGGCAGCCTGAACGATCACTTCCAATTCGGTGCGGTGCTGATAGTGATAGCGCAGGGGCGACAACGTAACTTCCGGCTCGCCGGGTTGGCCATCGCGCAGAATGATCAGCCCGGCTGGCGGGATGCGTTCGGGCAGGACTTCATCGCGCAGGACCGCGGCGGCAAGCGACTGCAACCGCGCGTGCAGCGCGGTTAGGATGGTTTCGCGATGTGTGGGCAAGTTTCAAGAACCCTTATACGACAGGCCCACAAACGGGCCGCTCTGACGGAGATCGATTGACGGAAGTAAAACACAATCGATACCGTGGAAATTGTGGATTGATCGACCCAAGCACAGCCCTCTCTCTCAACCCGAAGGACTAAAAAATATGACGCTGGTTGATATCATAAAGGTCATTGGGGTCGTGTTCGGAGTATTAGTCGGAAGCCTCGGGCTATACATTACCTTTCGCAAGCGAACACTCTGGGTTCCAAAGGTTCAGCTTGATTTTGGATTGTCCAGTCATTTGCGAAGAAAGCTAGCAAAGAAGAACCGTAAGCGGCCCGTGTCGCTGTTGATCATCGGCGTTCCCAAACCAAAATATGAAGAAGATGTGATCTGCACAATCCCATGCGTGATCGAGAACAATTCTCCGCATCCTCTCAAGAAGGTGACTCTTCAATTTGAGTTTCCAGTTGGGTTCGGGCCTCCTGATCAAAGCAAAGTAGGTGAGATATTTGCCGATCAAATTCGCCTGCTGCAAACTGAAAAATTCACTCCGGCACTTTCGGTTCACGGCTATCTCCAAACGCGACGTAACTTCGAAATCGTCAGATCAGGCGAAATCATCATCCATGGTGAGCCGTTGGGATTTAAGCCCTTCGGCATGTCATTTTCAAAGAAGACCCCAGTCGGCCACCACGTTCACTTGCTATCTGAGCTTCTCAAGGATCAGGAGTCAGTTGTGAGCATTTGCCCTCTTAAGCTCTTCTTCTACTCTGAAGAGCTATCAATGATACAACAGAATATCACTATCATCTGGGTAAAGGCAGACAGCCTTAGTGAGCTTTCCGAGAATTTTCATTCAATCGTTCGAAGGATATGGAAAAACACCTTTGGGGAAAAGAAATGGTTAATAAAGTATCCTTGGGAGAAATTGGAAGAAAGTCACTTGGCAGTAATTATGCAGCCCGAATACATGACAAGTGAAGACGGGAGTACTCGGTTGATGGACAGAGATGTTACGCTAGATCAGATGAGCATAAGTGAAGTTCGCCTTCCTCATATACAACCGTTTAGGGGTTTAGATTAATTCTAAACTCCGGAAAGACCAGCTTTTGGGCCAAGCTTGATGCTTGGAACCGCTCAAATCTTACCCTGCATCCAGTTCGCCACGATCAACTCCGGCACACCGTCCACCGCCCGCTCTGCATCCCGCGCCAGGTCCAGCCGCTTCGGCAGCTTCACCTGTGGCACGAGGATAAAAATCGGTACAGTCGCAAGGCCGCGCCCCGTCTTTGACCTTGAGGCAACAGCCCGACCTTTTGAATTCAACCGGGTCTCCGCCACCAAAAGGCTGGGCTGCCCACGCCGATAAACGAAGCGCAGACGCTGGCCGGTGCGTCGCTCCCAGCCGCCGGGCGTGATCCTCTTGTTGCCGACCCCTTTCTTGCCAGCAGCGGCAGTGGGGATGGCCAGCCAGAACCCATCTTTGGCGCGGATCAGGACGCCACGATCAAAGGCATCGATCACCTTCGAGGCGTTGGAATAGACCACCGCAGCGGCGCGGATTGAGACGCCAGTTGTCGGATACACCTTCTTGCGGATCGAATTGGCCAACCCCCGCCCAAACGCAGCGCCAGTGATCTGCCCACGCCAGGCGGTCTGCAATCCGGCGGCGGCCTCGGATACGCCCGCCGATACCGCCTGTTCTGCAGCCTCGAACTCTTCCTTCATCAGCGCCCGCAAGTCGCCCTGAATATTTGCAAGCAGCCTCACAGGGCCCGCGCCTCGGCCAGCCAGACCAGCCGGTTGGTGTCCCGGGTGGGGGTGCCGCTGATCTCATGCAGTTGGCCCGCGATCTCCACCGTATCGCCTGACCCCAGTGTTGGAGCATCGGCGAGGCGGATGTTCAGGAGCACGGTATCGACCACGAACCTACCATCGCCAAAGCTGGCCAAACCGTCCGGCATAGCCCGGATCACCCGAATGGGCTGCGGCGGATTGATGCCGCCGAAGCGCAGGAGCGCATCAACGGCAAGGTTCTGATCCGCAAACAGCGTGTCTGTGGCGAGATCGAAGGCGGTCAATTGGCGCTGGCCGCCGTCAGGCGCACGCGGCCGGTGGTCTCGCCCGCGCCGCCGCTGACCGCTAGCACTGCCACGCCAACCAGCTTGTTGGTGGCGACTGTGCTGGTGACGCGGGACGTGGCCGCGTCCCAATAAATCAGCTGGCCCACGGTCCAGGCTTGCGAGGCGGTTTTGGTGAGATCGAAGATCCCGTTCAGCACGAGGACCAAGGGCTCGCCGATCGCTGCCGCGTTCTCAGCAATACCGAAGAGTGAGCCAATCAGGACCGGCTGGCCGGAAGCAACGGCGGCGGTGGCCGTAAGGGTGACGCGGTTGCCCACGCCGATGAAGTTTTTCATCAGAGGTCTCCTGAGATTTGGGGGTTATCGGGAAGGATCAGACGCCCGCGTTGCGGTAAAGGCCGCGCCAGTCGATGGCCTTGGAGGCGAAGTCGTGGCGGGCTTTGATTTCCATGCCGTCGACCTCGAAGCCCATCCGGGTTTCGGTGTAAACGCCATTGCTGCCATCGAGATAGGCATATTCTACCGTGTCGATCCGGTTGGGATCGGCCGCGAGGAACCATGGATCGGCCCCGGTCGCCGGGATGAGGCGGGGCTCTTCGATCGGCTCCAAGCGACCGGCAAAAGCATTGACGCCCGCCACGGCATTCGGGGTGGTGGCGGTGACGTTTTTGCGTGCCTCGACCGACCGGCTGCCCGGCGGGGTGATCAGGTAGCGTGGTTGCACCGAGATTTGCCGCGCTTCCGTCCCGCGCTGGTTGCCGAAGAGGCGATAGGCTTCCGCGAGGGTCGTTTCCGAAATCGCCCCGGCCGTGCCGAGATTGCCGTGGCCCGCGTTGAAGAGCGCCATGCCGTCGCTCATCAGCGGGTTGGACGTGAGGATCGAATAGACCAGATCAGATTCAAGATCGGCCGCCGAGGCCCCGAAGGCAGAAGGAATGCGGGTGAAAGCATCCAGATCGTCGTTGATCAGGGTCTGGCGGGTGATGCCGATGATCCGGCCATAGGTCAGCAGGGCATAGACTTCGCGGCTCTCGCCCATCGTGCCATAGGTGAATTCGCCACTTTCCGGCATGCGCAAGAGGTCCGGCGCCCCGGCAAGCTGGGTGCGCTGCACCGGCCGGAAATCGGTGATCGTTGCCTGCCGTGCCCAAGCGGTGAAGGTTCGCGGCGTGCTGTCATAGACCGCGCGCAGGGTCTT